GTTACGACTCCGTTGCTGATAACGAGTCCAGTTGTACTCATGTTGCATTGAGTCCCTCCGAAAGTATATATATATCCGTTGGGCTCTACAGTATTGTTTCTATACATATTCAAAAAATTAGTAGAACAAAATAGACTCATAACATCGCCACCACTTGACCCTACCGAATAATCAGCATTACTATTAATTGATGCACCACTGTATACAGTATCCGCACCAGAACCACTTAAAGTGATAGTCTGTCCGTTGTTTCCTTCTGATCCAGCAGTCAAAACTTGGTCTAAAGTAGGCGTAGGAGGAAATGGCGGTAAATTGTTGAGCAAGAACTCCAGATATGTCAGCCGCTGATTAAGATTATATTGCGAACCGAAAGACATTTTATTTATTTATTTATTTAGAATAAATATTATTTTTTTAGTTTAAATAATAAAAATAAAATCTAGAAGTAAAAATAAATGACAGATATTTTTGAAAAATTGAAAAATAAAGGAATTAGCGAATCGTCATTGAAACTTTATAGTTCAAATATCAAACGACTTAATGACGGCGATATTCCCAAAAATTTGAATTTCCTGAAGGAGTTTGATACAATCATAAAAAAAATAGAAAAATATAAACCTAATACCCAAAGGTCTTATTTAATCTCAATCGTAAGTTTATTAAAGGAAGAACCGAAGATGAAAAAACATTATGACAAGTATTATGAACTCATGATGCAATACAATAAAGAATTGCAGACTAATAACGATAAATCAGAAACTCAGAAAGCAAATTGGATCGACCAAGCCGGAGTCTTAAAGGTTTATGAAGATTTGACAGACATCGCCGTACCCCTCCTCGAGAAAAAAAAGGTAAATGAGAAGGAATACAACACTATCCTTGACTGGGTAGTTTTGTCATTATACTGTCTACAGCCTCCGAGACGAAACGCAGATTATCAATTATGCATTGCCGTTAAAAAATATGACAGCGAAAATGCAGACAAAAAATTTAATTACCTAGATTTAACGTCTTGGAAATTTTACTTTAATAATTATAAGACTGCTGGAACGTATAAATGTCAGGTTGTTGATGTTAATGATGACTTAAAAGACGTATTGCAAACTTATCTTACAAAAATATCACCTTTGAGAGCAGAATTGAAAAAGAAACAACCGATTTATTTATTATGCAATTACGAGGGTCAGCCCTTAACGGCCATTAATGCGATTACTAGAATTTTGAATAAAATATTTGGTAAAAAGATCGGCGTCAGTATGCTTAGGAATATCTATTTAACTTCCAAATATTCTGGAAAAATAAACCAACTAAACGAAGATGCTACAGCAATGGGAACTTCTAGCAATACAATTCAAAACCAATATGTAAAATTAGATGCAAAATAAATTGGTTTAATTTATCCAATCGCATACAATAATATCATAAGGCTTACCCGTATTGGTTGAAACTTGCTCTAGTTTATTGGCAAAGTCTTCTAAATTATAACCTAATTTAGCGGTCATAATTCTCGCTACAACCCATCTCCCGCAAGTATCAACATCATCATTCAATTCCTGAAACCTTTTTTTATTGTATATAATACGTTTCCCACCGGTGTTTTTTACCAGTCTAGTCAAATGATGTTTATTCTCTCCTAACATATTTTTAATAGCGGTTGGAATAAACTTCAATTCGGAATCTGGTTTGCCTGAGTACGAGTCAAACCATTCAATGGTATCAATCCCTTTGTTGTTATATCTTAAAAGACAACACCAATGACCTGAATTTCGTTTAGTTTCAGTTAAAATAATTCTGTAATCATTTTTTTCGGGCAATAAGTCGTCTAGATCGTCATAATTTTCAAGTTCAGAAAACTTTAGTATCTTATCTCCCGCATCCTGTCCTAAAAATGCTCTCATATCATTATCACTCAACATTGTTTTCAATCGTCTTTTATACTCTTCAATAACTGCTTGTTTACTAGTCATTTTTATGTTTTATAAATTACGTTTAGAATTATTTTTTTTTTTCTTTAGCGAATGTAAAAATCATACATGGTATTTAGTAAATCCCAACACTCCTTTGGAAAAAGTCAAGAAAAAATAGTTTTACCAATTCTTCGAAGTTATCTTAATAGTGATTTAAAGACGTTCGAAACTTTAACCTCCAAACATGACTTTTATGATGATGAGTATAACTATGAGTTGAAATCTCGAACAAATAAATTTGATAGATATCCGACAACTCTTTTGGCTCTAAATAAAATCCAAGGAGAAAAGAAATTACGAATTATCATTAAATTTACAGACTTGTTGACGATGATCGAATACGATGCAGAAAAGTTTAATAGTTATGAAAAGGGGTATACATCAGCAGACGAAAAAGAACATTTTTTTATTCCTATTAGCGATTTAGCAATAATTCCAGATAAAAATAATATCAGTATATAATAAATGTCTTATTCTTCTTCTACGATAAATCCGTCTCAGACACCGCCAAATACACCTATAATCGGTCAGCCGTCTATTGGCAGTAAAACCTATATTGATGAGACAGGTACAACTCAAACTTTTACAGGGTCGGGCATAGCCCTAACAACGGATCCATTCAATTTGGGAAGCGGCGTTTGGGGATTTCAAATGCAGGTAAATCTTATTTCAACAAGCGACATAACTTCATATGATAGTTGTACCGTCCAAATTATACAAAATGGCATAGCAAGACCAGCCTTCGCTCAGACTCAAAGTTTTGGGAAAATTTCATATGACGCAGATACGCAATTTCAAAGTGATATTTCTTGCATTCTTTTTCAGGGTTCAACCCCAGTTAATCCATTTACCGTTTATATAACACTGTATTACGACTTAAACACTACTGGGACAGATCCAGAGTTTAGTTATTCTCTTACTTGGTTGAGAATAGCATAAAAATAATATTTGTATAAAATAAATGTCATGGTCATCTGCTGTTTTAAATACTACTAATATTGAAAATGTTTCTCTTCCCGGCGAAATTCCAACTGGATCATTATACACTTTTTCTAATCCAGAGACCGAAATTTCAGTATCTGGCGAAACTTATTTTTATCAAGTTGATTTAGGAATTGGGAGTTGGTTGATTCAGGTAGAAAACACCATAACTTCAAACAATCCCTCAACGACTTATAACTTGGTTATCGCTGGTGTTGCAGTTCAGCAAATAAATCCAGCAAATCCAGCAGTTCCGTTATACCAAAGAGTTTTTGACAATGATGGAAAAGTTGCTGTAGATGATGTTTTATACACTGACATTTTTGTAGGAACTCCATTATTTGATAATTTTGAGTTTCCGCTAGAGATTTACGTACAAATTGATTTTGCGGATGATGGGGGCTCACCGCCGACTTGGACTTCAACTTTTACAGCAACAAAATTATATTAATTTATCTTTATTTTTTTTCTTTTAATAAATAAACAAATAATGGCGCAAATACTCACTTTTTACAGTTTTAACAATCTTCCAAATGCGGTTGATATAACTCAAGGTGTAAATATTAATTTAATAGCAGACGCACCAATGACTTTGACGGCTGGATCTTGGCTTTTGACTTTTTATGGAACAATAACAAATACTTCAGGCGGGGCTTTAGAAATAACTCAAATGAGAACTTCTTTTGGGACAACTACACCAACATATGTTTTAGTAGATCAATTTATTTCACCTAATATCGACTTTGCTGCAGGGCAAACATTTACTTTTGCAAGAACATATAATTATTATGTACCTGAAGACAACAGCGCAATGACTTTTGCGCTATCTCCTACTACTGTTGCGGGTGCTGCCGGTGATTTTACCATTGCATACGGGTTGTACATTCAAAAAATATCATAAAAATATTTTCTTCGTATAAAAATAAATGTCTTATTCTTCCTCCGTTAGTCTTAATTACTCTCCAAATACTCCAACTTATTTAAATCCTCCAACCTTTCCATTGCTATCAAATAGTTCAACTGCAGTTACATTACAAACAGCAGACGATGGTCTTCTTACAAACTCGGCAACGGGAGGAGTAGCAGTTCCTTTTGAAGTAGCATCTTACCCAATGTCATCTGGAATATGGGCCTTGAGATTTGAAGTATCTTTAGTGATAGCAGGAGACGTTCAACCGACAAACATTTATTTATCAATTCTACCGGCAAACGGCACTGTACCAATTCAAAATTGCGTAATGAATAGTGGAACGCCAGCAGCGGGTACATACAATTATACGGCTGACGTAACAGTGATGATAGTTGGTGCTTCAAATGATCCAACTGTAGGAAATACCCTTTTTGAAGTTGTTGGTTTCTGGGATGGTGATGGAACGATAACTGTTGAAACTTACAGCGGAGCATCCTATGTAAAACTTGCATAAAAATATTTTCTTTGTTCTAAAATAAATGTCTTATTCTTCAGCCTTTAATGTAGTTTATACTCCAAACCAAGCATACGAAGTCGCTGGCAATAAATGTTTATTCCCATTGCTGAATAATACGAATGTAGCAGATATTGTAGCCACTGTTGCGGGAAATTTAACAAACTCAGCAACGGGAGGAGTAGCCGTTCCTTTACAAGTTTCATCAATTAATCTTTCTACTGGTAATTATGCAATTAGGTTCCAAGTATCTTTAACAATTGCAGGTGCTGTAACTCCAACTAATATCTATGGAACAATATCGCCAGAAGGCGGGACTGTAGTAAATGCCATAACTTGTTTTATGTTTGTTCCAGTAGCGATGACTGCAGGAACATATCAATTTAATATGGAAACTGTAATTCAAATAACAGGACCCGCATCACTACCAACGACTTTATCTATTACAGGGTTTTGGGTTGGCGCTGGAACTGTTGGCGTTTCAAGTGATGTTTCATTTGTCAAAATAACGTAATATGGTAAAAAAGACATAAAATAGATGGTTTAGTAATAATTATGATAAAAATCCAATGTTAAATATACTTACAATGTATAAATCTAGTAATAATTTTAAAATT